AAGTAATCTGTCATCGCCTGACTCTATTGAGTCCCCTGATAAAGTCTCGGGCCTAAGCAGAGACTTAATTCCCCATTTGCAGAATCGTCCCAAGCGTAAGCGGGACCGTTCGGATGAACGAAACATCCAGAATGGGGTGGACTGTGCCTTGTTGCGGGCATTGTCTGAAGCATTTGATCTCATTAGAGATCACTACTTCATCTCCGGCATTTGCGATACTCTAGAAGAGATCGAAGCCGAGCGTGATGCAACAATACGACACTGGGTCCATCTTTGCGGAAAGATTAAGAACGTTTTTCCTAAGAAAAATCCTTACCTTGTACTCTTCAAGTACAAGCTGAGTGCGTTCTTCTCCGCTTGGATGGGCTTTGAAGTCCAGAAATCTCCTCTTCCGAGGAGTGAATTTGGTGATGACCCTTTGGTCCTGATCGGTGGACGACCGCGTGCTTTGTTACGCCGTGTTGTCCACACTAGGTTTGGTACTAATAGGGTCGTTAAATTATTTGGACGTCGTCCTAGTCCGCGTCAACAGCGGCTCTTACAGTTCTTCGTTGGTGTACTTTATTTAAAGAAAGGAATGCCAAGGCCTACGAAGAAGGATGTGGAACAGGGTGAACAGGATACTATAAGTAAGGTCTTTTTAGAAGAGCCTGTTCAAGCTCCCGATCCTATCATTAACATCAGTTCAATTCTCGTTGATGAGTGGTTTCGTCCTCCCCTTGGTTTAGGGACGTTGGACGCACTCGTACCTGAGTCGCTGTGGGAAAGTGTTAAATCCCCTGATGAAAATGATTGTTCTATACCGGATGTAAAGTTCCGGGTAACTCGTGCAGACTTTATCCGACAGTTCGAACGTACTGTTGATGAGTTCTTTACGGGTGAGAACTTCGGGATGGTCGATATCTGTCGACCTGTTGTTCCGTCAGTCCGTGCCCAAATGGATTACACGAGACGTGTAGGTGGTGGTATGAAAGCCTGTCATGAAAATTTAGAATTTTTTGATGCCTCGATGGCACATAGACATGGTATCAGCCCCACCAAGAAGGTTAAGTGCAGTATGAAGAGTAAAAGGGTTTACAACCCAGATCTACCGTGGATGCAGGAGATTCAGAGAGTGTTAACTCCCTATCGGTATGGCCCACATCGTTCTTGGAACGATGGGCTTGATGCGATGGAGTACTATCTCGTGGACCCTGATGGTGCGTTCGATACCCGGCCGTGGGCCTTGGGTACTTTTGAGGATGTAGATTTCCTTGAATACGACACCGAAGTGATGGATACATACTGGCGTACCTTCGTGTTGACACGTTTGGAGGCCGTTCAAGAAGAACAGGCCGATGTGGAAGTCGTTGGGCTGGCAGAGCCGTTGAAGGTTCGGACAATTACGAAGGAACCACCTGATCTAATGTATCATTTGAAACCTTTACAGTCTTTCCTTTGGAAGACTATTTCAAAGTACAGGTGGTTCCGACTCCTTAGGGAGCCTAAGGTCACTGAGCAAATGTTAACTGAATCCTTTTCGAAATGTTTAGGGTATATTTCGGAATACTATGGATTCCTCAGTGGCGACTACACTGCTGCAACAGATAATCTCTGTTCGTGGGTATCGAATGCGATCGCGAATCGTATTGTCGATAAGTGCTTTTTCCGTGATGAAGATTGGACATCCAATCTTGATGAAGTGCTTCGTGAGCAATTCAGGACTCTCTTCCTTCGCGCCCTCACTGGTCATACTTATCAGGTTTATCATCCTGGTGACGAGTCTCGTGGGGTTGATGCAAGGTATGAGAGAGTCAAACAGAAAAATGGCCAACTCATGGGTAGTGTGGTTTCGTTTCCGGTCCTCTGCTTGGCGAATTTTGCCCTGTGCCGTTGGTCGATGGAGATCGACCTGGCAAGGCGTGGGCTACCGTCTAACCTCCCATCGATTGTGGAGGGCAGAGAGAACGTTGATCTTGAGCTAATGATCAATGGAGACGATTGTTTGTTTCCCATTTCGCGGGATGGTGCGAAGATATGGGAGCTCTTAGGTGCCTATATGGGTCTTAGTCCTTCGATTGGGAAGTATTATTTTTCGAGTAGCTATGTCAATATTAATTCGACTAGTTTTGTATTTTCGAAGGACTCTTTCGTAAAGGAGATTTGGGAGAATGTTGATTCGATTTTACCCACTCCTAAGTCTGTCGTATTGAACTTCACGCAAGTGAAGTATGTGAACTGGGGACTTGTAGGCGGCCAAAAGCGGTCGGGTTCTGATCGTCAATCAAGCGGCGAAGGAAGGCGGAAGTCACAGCGTGACATCCGTGCCCTTGGTATGATGCTTGGTCAGGATCGTTGTGGAGAACATGGACGTGACCTTACCATCGGTGAGCGTGCAGAGGAGATTCTATCTTCTTGCCCAGCCGATTGTTTTAAGGAAACTTCACGAATTTTCATGTCTAAACTTCGCAAAGCCGGTTTTGGGTCTTATCCATTTCACATTCCCGAGAAACTGGGTGGTTTGGGAATTCCACCTGAGTTTTCTTTGAGAGTTTCTCGCACTGATCAACGTATCGCTTACCAGGCCTATAAGGCCGGATATCACTTCAAACCCTTAGCAGGGGAGGAAGAGTGGGCGGTGCGCGCATACATCAGTGCTGGGAGTGTGTTCAGTGGATTGGTAGGTAAGGATTTAGAGTCGTTACGGTTTACCGACGACGACCTTGAAGATCAAGGTGAGTTGGAAAAGCTTGTTCCATACGTCATTTCGTCAGCTTTACAGCTCTCTGATATCTTTACCCCTTCGGAATCCTCGAGTCAGCGATTCGAGAATTATAACTACAACCAGAAGCTCTGGAGTAAGTTACGAAGGAAATTCGGAGGTTATTGGGTTAACCAAAAGGTCCCTAACCTCTGGGCCATCAAGTCTCCGAGGGGCCATTACCGGATAGTTCCGGTAGCCCCTCTGGGATCATGATTTTCATGCGGTCATGAACTTCTTCATCCTATTAACTCTATTGAAAAGAGTATGAGGGATAAGCTATGCGGGGTGAATACCCCTAGCCGAGTACACTGAATTTTATAATGTACTGATGAAGATGTCTGACTTCGGTGTTAATGGACGGGCGATATTATCTGGGGTCTCAGTGTGTAACCGGTCACGGAGGAGTTGAGTCTACCTGAAAGAGGGAAACTACGACCTGTGATTAGAACTACTGGATTTCTAGTGAATTGCATATCCATCTTCCGCCGATCTTGGGCTAGATCGCGCTTACTGCGGGAACGTCGTCTGTGCTGGCTGGGTG